TTCTTAGTTTATTTTCAAGACTAGCGATCCAAATATCATCATGAAATCCTTGGCGGCAAACTTCTGTACCCCAATTCTGTAGTACCCAGCGTGGAGTGATTTTCATTCCTAAACGGCTACTCCACCAAAAATCCACTTGTTCACGCCACTCTCTGCTCTGTTTGGTACGGCCTTCTAACATATCCCTGTCCCATCCAAACACAGCGGCTACAGCATCTTTCAAACTGCGAGCAAAACTTTCCCTACGAAACTCATGGAAATTAACTAGATAGTCGGCAATAGTATCTTTACCGCTACCAATAAGACCACAAATACCCACAATCATAGTATACTCCTTTTCCGTATAATATGTGAATTCATAGGCAAAGTCAAGTTTATCCGATAATAAAAGTATATCCTGTGCCACCGGCTACGTAGGTGTCTATCTCTTTTTCCAACTTCTCTATTTCTTCTTTGGCTGCTGCTTTTAGGTCTGATCCGTTTAGCCCACCTGCTCCACCAGGTCCTGCTATTTGACTAAATTTGCCTCTAGCTTCTCCTAACATCATTTTACAGTTAGCTAGAGAGTAATCTTTAAACCATGGTGCTGCATATTGATCCTGAAGTAATATATAATCAGGTCTATAGTTATAACCTCTGATTAATACTTGTTCACCTTCACTATAAGGACGCTGTAATATTCTTAGTGTATGTGTAGTCGGTATCCATTGGAACTCAATAAAAGCACCAAACATACGTCCTACTAATTCTTGATATTGAGCAAACATATCATATGTTGCTATACCACCTAACATAGTACTATTCAGTAGATATGTGTTTGTATAGGCTAGATTGAATGGTTCAAACTGTGTACCACCACTACCACCTGCTGTACGACTACCTATAGTACGACGAAATATACTACGTACTTCAATAATCTCTTTAGGTAATCTATAGTCATTAGTATCTTCTTTAAGTTCTAAAAAATAATAAGATTCCTCTACAGCGTTAGGACTTTTTTGACGGTACTTGGCTATAGCACGGTCTAGAGCGATTTCATAGTGATTAGGATCAAGTTCCACATCAATCATACCATCACCCAACATAGTTTTACAATAATTATATACTTTTTCACGCTCTAATATCGTAGTAGTTTTTTCTGTCATTTGCATCTCCTACAAGTTATTTATCAGCCGATAAATACACTATGCCCCGCCTAAGCCTATATCGTCCAGAACGTGGATATGACTTTAAATTTATTGATCGTCAGATCAGTGAAATGTTCCAGATTGGCGGTACTGATTTTTATCTCCATAAATATCTTGGTGTGAATACGAGTCCAGAAAATGCCACAGCAGATCAACCACATTATGCTGAACTAAAAGAAACAAATATTCAAGATTTGTTACTACTGGAAAACCGTGATCGAAAATATGACCCTAGCATTTATAGAATTAGAGGTCATTACCAAGTTCAAAATTTAGATTTTAATCTCAGCCAATTTGGGCTTTTTATTGATAATGACACCATATTCGCCACTGTTCATATTAATGATTGGATTAGGACCGTAGGACGCAAACCTATAAGTGGGGATGTTTTTGAATTACCGCACCTTGTAGACGAGTTTGCATTAAATGATTATTCGTTAGCATTGCCTAGATACTTTGTCATAGAAGATGTTAGTCGTGCCAGTGAAGGATTCAGTCAAACTTGGTGGCCACATTTATACAGAATAAAATTAAAGAAAATAACAGATAGTCAAGCATTTGCTGATATACTGGATAAACCTGCTGGTGAAAATACTGATCAAACACTAAGAGAATTATTAAGCACTAAAGGATTAGAACTTGAAATTAATAATGCTATACTAGATCAGGCGGAAGCAGATGCCCCAATGAGTGGTTATGAGACTAGACAATTTTTTACCTTGGCAATAGATCCTACTACTGGAAGCCCTATAATAGAAACTGTTGATCAAACAGATGTAGATGCGAGCAATGAAGGATTAGATGCTAGTAGAATATACGGTCGTGCTACTAGGCCAGGCTATGCTGGACATTTACTAGGAGACGGATTTCCTCCAAATGGGTACGATTTTGGTCATGGTACTATTTTCCCAGCAGGTGCTACATTGAATGATTATTTCTTGAGAACTGATTTTCTTCCTAATAGACTATATAGATTTGACGGTCAGCGTTGGGTCAAATCTGAAGATGCTGTAAGACATACATTAACTAATTCAAATAATAGAAATACTCATAGACTTGGTTTCATTAATAATACAAATATTAATTCAATCGGTGGAGAGCAAGTTGTCGAACGTCAGGCATTAAGTAAAGTTTTAAAACCAAAGGCAGATTTATAATGCAGTTCTTCTACGATGGGCAGATAAGAAGATATCTTCTACAAACTATAAGACTACTTAGTAATTTTGTTATAAAGTACGGAGATGGAAGATTGGTGCCAGTGCCAGTGATGTATGGTGATATGGATCGTCAAGTTGCTAATATTGTAAAACAAAATAGTGAAAACAAAGTAAATGGTCCTCCAAGAATCGCTGTGACAATTACAGAATTAGAAATGGAAAAAGAACGCCTTGCTGATGCTACATTTGTGGGCAAAGTTCATATTCGTGAAAGAGCCATTGAAAACGGTGAATATAATAGCAGTCAAGGTGGAAACTATACCGTAGAACGTTTAATGCCTACTCCCTATAAACTAACAGTCAAAGCAGAAATTTGGACTGGCAGTACTGAACAAAAATTACAAATATTAGAACAAATACTAATGTTATTCAATCCTAGTTTGGACATACAAACTACTGACAATTATATTGATTGGACTAGTCTTAGTGTAGTATATTTAGATGACGTTCAGTTTAGTAGCCGTCAAATTCCTGTAGGACAAGATAGTCCTATTGATATCGCTAGTGTTACTTTTAGTATGCCTATATGGATCAGTCCACCTACTAAGGTTAAAAAACTTGGTATTGTCAGCAGAATAGTAATGAGCATGTATTCTAATATTGGTGAACCTGCCCAAGGGTATATTGATGGATTTGGGGAGGATCCCAATGAAGGAACAAGAGGATTCTTTGATCAAATTCGCA